GATTCATCAAGATCAACATTTTTTTTGACATGATATCTTAGTAGCACTAATGATAACACTTTTCCTAAAGATCCTGCTGCACCAAAATTTGTATCAGATTTAGCTTTCGTATACAATTCTTTGAATGACATTCTATAATGGACAATGCTCAATTGATTCAAAAATGAAAAGAATTTTAATGATGTAGGCATGGTTGTATTCGAATCCCAACTGTTTTCAAATATAGTTTCATTATAATCTGCACCACCAAACAAATCTAAAGCATCGTCCATGTTGCTACCATCATCTTCAAAGCAAAATATATCTTCTTCATTTTGAACGTCTTCAGACCAATCTGGAATAGTTTCATCAAAATTGAAGTCTCTGAAATCCAGATCTCTGACTATGGAGAGCAATTCCATGTGATCATTGTCATTTAAACTAGATTCTTCTTCGCTCAATTCTGTTTTTGTCTTTTTAACATTGAGACCAAAGGATTTGATAATTGTATTTCTAAGAGAAGAGAAATCCCATAATCCTCTAGTATTATGATCTTTCATTCTCTTAAAGAAATTCAACATTTCAATTCGTCTATCTGATATGGTATTTAACACCTTTGTGTTAAAATCTTCAACTGTTATGCTGTCTCCATTTGACCACTTATTAAATAAATCATCGTATGAGTAGATCTTATTATCTTGAACCCAGTCTTTTGATGTGAATGTTTCTGACAACAATGTTATTATAGACATTTTGCCTCCAGTGTTATCATGAACTTTTAGTCTCAAGTTGCTATCTTCTAGGTTTAATGACCAATTCCAATTCTCTAAACTTTCAACAAAGCCAAAAGAGACTTGCTTATTAACTATCACTGGAATTCCTGTTCTATTTGTCAATTTGAATCTTCCATTCTCAATTAGTTTATAGCAATTTATATTATTTTCTGGGAATTTCATTCTAAATTCATTGATTAAATTAACTAATGCTTTCCCCAAAGCAATAGAATCTTGCATTCCAGCAACTTCAATGTTAGTTATATATTCATCTCTCATCATTATTTTAACATTGACTCCACAAACTTGACCAACCCATTCTCCGTAATTTGATCTATTGATTCCAAATCCATGTTGTCTAACTGTAAAACATCCTATAACTCCTTGTTTTAAGGCTGTTATTCTGCTTATTAGAGATGATTTGCGTTCTCCAGACAAATAGTCTCTGAATATTTTTAACTTGTGTAATTTGGGATGTATAGAGCTCATGGGCTGATTGAGAATATCTGACTCCAATAATAGATTATTTATTAATTTTTCCTTTTCAGATGATGAAAACCAAAAAGTTGATATAGCAAAGAATTCTGATCGCAATTTTAGGTGATCATCACTTTCTCTCAATGGAGTAACAATTTTAACATGTGGCCAATAAATTCTTGAAATAGTGTGTGATAAAGAGTTTGATTTTGAATTACTATCGTACAAAACAATGTTTCTTGTTCTCGTGTTAAGACTTTCTAAAAGTTGCTTGCATAACACAACATTTGTATTTAGATTTTTGCAAGTTTCATCTAACCCATCTTTTCCTGATTTTTTACTTAAAAATGGATACATTTCTGTTATAGATTCCCATCTTTCTCGTATTTGAGAGCTGCTTAATGTCACATGACCTAACCCTAACCAGACCTGTTTTGCTATGTCTATAATCGGTATATCATGTACTGGTTTTTCAAAAACAC